CTATTATTGATAGTACAAATCCAACTCCATCTAAATCTGCTAATGGTACGGTTACTTTATGTAATTTTACAGCAGTTACAGCAGATGCGGTTTCAACTTCAACAAGTGCAACTAGAATAGCAGCAGAGATTAATTTAGGAACTCCAACACATGGATTTAGTGCAGTTGCAAATACAGCAACAGTAACCATTACAGCTCCAAAAAATCAAGGTGTATTTTTAAATAGTGGAACTCCTTATGTAAGAACTCTTACAGGTGCTTATGCTGGAACATTAACACAAAATGTAGTTGCAGGTGTAGCTTCTGAATTAGATATTATGCACTATCATATTTCTGAGTTCTTTAGAATACAACCAAAAGGTAAATTATATGTAGGTGTTTATGCTACTGCCGATGCTACAACTTTTGCAAGTGTAACAACTATGCAAAACTTTGCACAAGGTGAAATTAAGCAATTAGGTATTTATCAAAAAACTACTCCATTTGCTACAAGCCAAACTACAACTTTACAAGCGGTTTTAGATGCTTTAGAAACTAATCATAAAACTATTTCATCTGTTGTTTATCAAGCTGAAATTAGTGGAACAGCTGATTTAACAACTTTAGCAAACTTAAAACTATTAAGTAATAAAAATGTAAGCGTTGCAATCGGTCAAGATGGAGATAATTTAGGTTTTAAATTATTTAAAGCAACTGGTAAAAGTATTGGTAGTATGGGTACTCAATTGGGTGCTATCGCCTTAGCAAAAGTAAACGAAAGCATTGCATGGGTAGCTAAATTTAATGTAGCTGCTGCTGAATACGATGTTTTAGCATTTGCTAATGGAACTTTATATACATCTTTATCAGATGGAAGCATTGTAAACTTAGAAAACTTTGGTTATAACTACGTTAAAAAATACGTAGGATTAACTGGTTCATATTTTACAAAACCAAATACATCTATTACTTTAACTTCTGATTATACCTATGTGTATAACAATAGAGTAATTGATAAGGCTATCAGAGGATTAAGAGCTGCTTTATTACCTAGTTTAGCTAGTCCATTAGTAGTTAATGCAGATGGTACTTTATCTGAAGATACAATAGGATTTTTTAACTCACTTTGTGATAGAAGTTTAGAAGTAATGCAAAGAGATTTTGAATTATCTGCTTTTAGCGTAACTATTGATCCATCACAAGATGTATTAACTGATAATGAATTAACAATAGCTGTAAAATTAGTACCAGTAGGTGTAGCAGATACAATTACTGTAAATATTGGTTTTGCATTAACAATTTAAAATATATTAAGACATGGCATATCCAATAGTACCGTTAATTAACGGCAAATCATACGAGTGGGCAGATATAATTGTAAACGTTTTAGGTTTACCAATTATAGGTATCACTAATATTGAATACGAAGAAAAGCAAGGTATGGAGAATATTTACGGAGCTGGACGTTTTCCAGTATCTCGTGGATATGGTAAAATTGAACCTACTGCAAAAATGACTATTTTAATGGAAGAATTAGAGAATATCCAAACGGTAGCCCCACAAGGTCGCATTCAAGATATTCCTGAATTTGACATAGTAGTTATGTATGTAGATGCTGCATTAGTTACTCGTAAACACGTTTTAAAGAACGTTCGTTTTATGAATAATAAAAGAGCTTCATCAAGCGGAGATACTTCAATACCAGTAGAATTAGAATTAATTATTTCACATATTCAATATTTATAATTTATTTTTGTTATATTTGTAGTACCTTAAAAACTACATTATGAAAACAGAAACAGAATTAAAATTAGAATTTGAAAAACTAAAACAAACACATGGCAAAGTAAGAGAAATGGTTGTTTATTTAGATACGGATGACGATGATAAAACAGCAACTATTTTTCTTAAAAAACCAGACAAAAGCACACGTTCTTTAGTAGGTAAATTAGTATCACAAGATAAGTTTGATAGAGCTGTAGTAGCTTGTTTAAACGCTTTATATATCGGTGGAGATGAATTGAAATTAGTTACTGAAAATGATGATGCTATTGAAAGTGCAGGATTAGGAGTAGTGGAATTATTAAAAGTACAACAAGCAACTTTAAAAAAAAATTAGAGTTTTATAAGAAACAAATAGAAGCGGATGAGATAGCAAGAAATAACGCACTTATCCGCTTTTTTTATAGAGAGAATCCAGAAAGTTTATCAGATAGCCAATGGGCTAAAAGAGTAGCGGAAATGGATTATTGTTTGAAATATAACGGAACAAGAATAGAAAAAGAAGATGCCTAATAACAACCTAGAATATACACTTAGACTAAAAGATTTATTTAGTAAAACAATGCAGGGTGCTGCAAAAGAAACTGCTAAGTTAGATAGTGGATTAAAAAAATCAACTCAAAGATTTGCTGATTTAAGAAAAGCTGCTGAACAAATGCAAAAACAAAGCGAAAAGGCTAGAGTTGATGCTATAATAAGCGCAAAAACTGGTCAAAGTGCTTTTAGTAAAATGGGAACAGCTGCTATGGTTGGATGGGGTATTGCAGGAGCTAGCGTAATGTCTTTTGGTAAAGCAGTAGTAGAAAGTTTAAAAAATTATGAGTATTTTCACGCTAGTTTAAAAACTATGCTACATGGTAACGAAAATGCAACCGCTTCTTTAGAAAGTCAATTAATTAAATTAGCAGCTACAACTCCATTTGAATTAACAGAAGTTCAAACTGCTACTAAGCAATTATTAGCTTATGGATTTAAAGCAGGCGAAGTAATTGAAACAATTCGTACTTTAGGAGATGTTTCTGCTGGTACTGGAAATAATATTGGAGATGTTGTATATTTATATGGTACTTTAAGAACAAGTGGTAGGGTAGCTTTAACTGATGTTAATCAATTTGCTAATAGAGGTATTCCAATTTGGGAATCTTTAGCTAAAAACATGAAATTAACTACAAAAGAAGTTAGAGAATTTGTAGGTCAAGGAAAAGTTGGTTTTAAAGATGTAGAAAAGGCTTTTCAATCAATGACAGGAGCTGGCGGTCAATTCTTCGGAATGATGGATGCTCAAAGTAAAACAGTAGGCGGTCAATTATCAAATATGGCAGATAGTTGGGAACAATTAAAGGTACAAGTTGGGAAATCTCAAAAAGGAATTATAGCAGGGACTGTATCTTTTTTTAGTGAAATGTTAAATGCTTTTGGAAGTTATTTTGAACAACAAAATAGAATGGAAGAAGCGTTTGCTAAATATGGTGGCAAAGGAGATTCATTTTTAGATAAAATTAGAAATAATTTTGGATTAGGCAGTGGATTAGGCGGTAAGGTTTCTAAAAATACTGAATATGATGCCTATATTCAGTCCACAATGGCATCTAAATTAAGCAATACACAAAAGGAATTAAAATTAAATCAAGAAATTGTAAAAATATCTAAATTAAGAGCTTCTGGTTTTTTAAGTGAAGATGATTATACTAACAAATTATCTCAGTTAAAAGGTGCAATGGATATCATGAAAGGAAATAAAGATATTTCTACCATGAAAGAAAATCCAACTTTAGGAGCTGATGGTAAATCATTAGGTGGCGAAACATCAGCATCTAAATCACTAGGAACTGGAACAGAAGTTACAGGACAAAGACCGCAAAGTTTAACAATAAATATTACTAAATTAGTAGAGAGTTTAAATGTGCAAACTACTAACTTAACAGAAGGAACTGCAAAGATTAAAGAAATGGTTAGCAAAGCATTACTAGAAGCGGTTAACGATGCTAATTTAACAGCAATGGCATAAAATAAAAATAAAAATAAAATGGAAATAACAATAGATTGTCTAATACCAAAATTAACTATTTCATTACAAGAAGAGCATCCAAAACCACAAGATGTAGCTGATTCTTTGTTAAATTTGTTAGCAGAAATCAATAATATATAAAATGGAAAAACAAAATTTTATATTACCAAAATTACCTAATCCAAAAGGACAAGCTGAACTTATTTTAAAAGGAGTTGGAGGGGCTTTAATTAAACCTAAGTTTTTTAAAGTTAATGAAACTGAAATAGAAAACGAACAATTTGATAGTGATTTAACTAAATCTAGTAAATTTGGTATTCCTACTTTTGATATGTTTAGTTTTAACTGCTCAGTTGGTAACAAAGTAACTTATACAGCAAGTAAAGAGTTTGGTGGTGGTAGTGTTATATTGGATGCCCCATTTGTATTTGAAACTGCACTAATTACAGTTAATCAAACTAAAAACATAGTTAAAACTGCAATAGCAGGTCAAAACGGAACTGTAAAGGAGTTTATGAGTGAAGGAGATTTTGTAATTAATTTAAAAGGTGTTATTGTTGGAGATACAGCAAACCAACGTCCAGATATAACCACACTAAACAGTTTGGTAGCTTATTTAAAAGCTCCAGTATCTTTACCAGTATCATGTAACTTTTTAAATGAATGGTTAATTAGTAGCGTTGCAGTAGAATCTTATACAGTTGGACAGCGTGAAGGAGCTAGGAATATTATAGACGTTGAAATTAATATGCTATCTGATAGTGTTATTGAATTAAGTTCTTCAAATTCAAAAGGGGATGTATTAACGCAAAGAAGTATGTTTTAATGTTACAGGCACAATGCGAAATATCAATAACAAATGATTTAGGTAAAAAAATTACCTTTGATTTTGTGCATTCTATTGAGATTGATAGTAGCTATGAAAATTTAACAGATACTTGTAAAATAGTTATTCCTAGAAAATTAGTTTTTGAAGGATTAGATTTATTTACTGGAGATAATCCAATATTTAAACGTGGAGATAAAATAGAAGTTAGTTTAGGATATGTGCCAAATATTACTAAAGTATTTATTGGTTACATTAAAACAGTAGGTTCAAACGTTCCAACGGTTTTAGAGTGTGAAGATGGGATGTATCAATTAAAACAATATACTGTAAACTATCCTAGTAAAAAGGCTTTAGATGATGTTATTAGTAAATTAAAAGTTCATCCTGCAACAATACCATTAAAAGTTAAATTAGATGAATTATTAGATTTTTGTTTAACTCCAAAAGGAATAGAATATGAGATAGTAGATAATATTGATTTAGGAAGTTTTAGAGCTATTAATGCCACACCTGCTATGATATTAGATAAACTTAAATCTGAATACGGTTTATATTCTTATTTTAAAGGTGATGTGTTAAAGGTAGGTTTTGCTAATGATGCAAGTGTAACAAGTGAAGCATCTTTTAAAATGGAAGAGGTTATAATTAATAGTGATACTTTAGAGTGGCAAAGGGCTGAAGATGTAAGAATTAAATGCGTTGCTATTTCTATGTTTCTAGATAATACTAAATCTGAACCTATTGAGTTTGGAGATCCAGATGGTAATCAAATTACTATCCACAAATATAATATGGATGCTAAAAGTTTAGAATTTGCTGCTAAAGAATGGATTAAGGAAAATAAATATAC